GTACCTCTGTACTAGATGTCTATGGCAGAATGTCTGGTCCTACAGAAATTGAGTCATCCATAATTGATAGCAGACCTACAGACGATCTTACTATAACTGTAGATGAACAACAGGACATGGCTGACAGAGCGAAAGAAATAAAACAACAACGAAGAAAAACTACTCCTGAAATAAGAGAAGTATTAGCAGAGCGTAGAGCAGGCACTATAGCTATTGATGACACCATTGATGGTATTGATACCAGAAATCAGGTGTTTACTGAGTCAAGCAGCCTTAAGAAAATGAATGCTTTCATGGAAAAGTATAAGAGTAATATTAAAAACTTTAGGGGTAATAGAACTGCTCTTTGGTTTGGAAAGGTTCCATATTCATATACTGGTACTTCACACCCCGCTCTAGCTATGCCAAAAGAAATGCGTGACTTAGCGTCTCAACTTTCCGAGATGTTTGGCCACCCCCCTGAGTATTTTAATAGTGTACTTATAAACAAATATGAAAAAGGTGCGAAAATTGCAGCACATAGAGATGACGAACCAATTTTTAAAACAGATGCTGGAAACATAGGAGGTATTGCAACTATAAGTTTTGGTGGGGACGCGGCAGTTACCATAACAGATGGAAAAGACTCTAGAACAATAAATACTAGTAATGGTAGTGTTTATGTTATGCCTGAAGGGCGTTTCCAATTTTTATACAAACACGCGGTTGGACCTGCCGAATCACAACGTATTAGTTTAACTTTCAGACATCTTCCTGAGGTCGAAAAACGTGATCCTTTAGCTGATAAAAGTGTGAAATTAGAGAGGTTTGAATCTGCTACTACTGTAAAAGATATAGAAGGCCGTAGAGTACCTTTAGAAAGATTTAAGTTTGGACGAACAGGTCCAGTACAATTCATACCTTCAAAAGGAGCCAAAACGGTAAGAGCTTCAGAAAGAATTAAATCATTTTTTAGGGAGGAGGGTGCAAAAGGTGGACCAAGTTTAATTGATGTAATGGCAAGATATGTAACAAAAAATTTAGGTTACAACAAAAACACTATAATCCTAGATGCTGAAACCCCATACAAATTTACTTTAGCCGAGAATGCTGCTAAATACCGTGACCCGGATTCTGTAGAATCTGCTATAGACCAAGATAACAGATTAAATGCAAGGATCCAAAGAGAACAAAGAGAGCTTCTACAAGATGAAAACTCTACTGGTAAAATTATACGTTTTGAAAATGCCAATGTAATTATCATTCAAAAAACACCTTTGCAAAGTGAAACAGAGGCTAATGCAAGTCAGCCTAGACTTTTAGAAAGACGTTTTAAAGATTTAGGGCACGAGTTTGGACATGCTTTTTTATGGCAAGAACTTGGAGTAGTATTTAAAAAAGGCGACAAAGTAATTGGTGGTTTAGGAGATCAAGGCAACCAGTTTGTAATACAAAAATCCGATGGTACTTTGGTTCCAGTCAAAAACCCTATTTTTGAAAAACTATATGCAGCTTACCTAGAAGATAGAGGAGAAGTATCTCAATATCAAGATCCAGAGTTTGGTTTTGAGGAGTGGTATGCAGATAAGTTTGCGGCTGAAATGTTTAACTTCCTCGAAGGTAAAACACCGAAGAATGTTATAGAAAGTTTCTTCCACCGTATAATTAAAAAACTACAAGAGTTCTACAAAAGTTTAGGTGCAGAGGCACAAAAACGTTTTGGACAAGTACCTCCCGAGTTTCAACAGTACATGCAAAATGTAAGAGATATCTTTAAAGATAATTTAACTCCACAAAAAGTTTCACGACCGGCAAAAGCTTATTATGAAGCTAGGAAGAGTACGATAGAAGCTGCCACCATATTCAATAACCTTGGACAGGCTACGAAACAAGGAGTAAATAAAATAGTAAGTACCTACAAAAACAAATCAGCTCGTGAGATTTGGGGTTTACGTTATCTTCTTTATCCTACAGATAACTTAATGAAGTATTTTGAGAAAAAAAATCCACAAGTCGCAAAAGCAATACGTATGTTACGTCAACAAATGTACACCCGTTCTAAAGAAAAAGCAGGCCCTACTCCAGCGTACTTAAACGCACACGCTAGAAGAAACAATAGTTTCTTTACTCAATTTTTAAATATTTTTGATTTGAGTAATACTAAATACCTCTCACCAACTGAAAAAGAAAACATGAATGAGGTTCTTAAAATAGCGGAAGATTTTGAAACAAATCCAATTAAGGTGTTAGCAGAAAAAGCTAAAGCTAATCCAACAAGCGCAGAAGGTAGAGCGCATAGAGTTAGGCTATATCTTAAAAATTTCCACAAAGCTTTTCTTGAACCTTTAGGTATTCCTTTTAATCAAAAATATTTTCCAAGGGCACTAGCAATATTTGAGTTAATTAATGACTCCAGTAAACAAGAAAAATTAGTGGAACTTTTGTATGAATACAACCGAGAAGCGGTAGAAAAAAACCCTAAATTAGATTTTAAAAAAGTAGTAACAAAGTTGTTAAATGAAGATGAAGCTACTTTAGATGAGGTAGATGAAAACGAAGGGGATCTTACCGACCTCGCGGTTGGTGGTAACAGAAAAAGACAACAATACTTTAAAAAGATACCAAGTTCAGCTTTAAGAGAGGCTGGTTTACTAAAAAATCCATCAGAGGGTATGCGAGAGTATTTAAATAGTATGGCAAAAAGAATTCAATACAATGAATCTTTTGTAGTTAATGTAAGATCTATTAGCCCAGCGGCGGGACGTATACTGGATAATAAAGGCATATCACTTACTAGCAAAGAAAAAGACGCAGGAGTAGTTACAGGTTGGAAAGCGTTAGAAGCAAATTTAGCAGAAATAGAAGCAGTAGACCCTAAACTAGAGGCAAAAATGCGGCATATTGTAAGGGGACAACTAGGTAAAGCAGGCCAAGATATGTCAGCTGGTTTTAGAAACACCAACAGTTTTTTACTATTCTTTAACGCTGTAACTTTACTTACTCTAGCTCCACTAGCTTCGTTCCCAGATTTAGCCGGGCCAATGCTTCAAGGAGGTGATTTTAAAGGTTTTTCAGACGGGATTAATTTTGCTAAAGATTATGCTTTCGGAGGTAAAGAAGGAAGAGAAAGAGCTAGACAGTTTGCTTTAGATTTAGGTGTGATTGCAGCAGACTCTTTAAGTTTGTATTACATTAATGCAGCAGAACAAAATTACATGAACCCTATGTTTAAAAAAGGTACGGATTACTTCTTTAGGTTCACTGGATTAGAGGCTTACACCCAATTTACTAGAATATTCGCTGGACAAATGGGTAAGCAGTTTATAATTAGAGCAGCAGAAGGCGCTAAAAAAGGCGACAAGTTATACGCAGAACAGCTTGATGCTTTAGGAGTTACTCCTGAACAAGTAGAGGCAGCACAAGCTGATGATTTTGTATTAACAGGAAAAATTGGTCAAAAACATGTTGCTGTTAGAAGTGCGTTAGGTAAATTTGTAGACGAATCAATTGTACGTCCAAACGCTGCGGAAAGACCAGGTTGGGCTAACAACCCGTACTTCGCTACTATTTGGCAATTAAAATCTTTTTATTATGCCTACGGGAAAGTAATAGTAGGTGGTATAGGCAGGACAATACAACAACGTTATGGCGCAGAGGGTATACCTTCTGCCATGGTGCCAGCTATTATGGGAGCTGCGTTGCTATTACCTTTAACTGCACTTGGTTTAGAGCTAAGAGAACTTATTAAGTTTACTTTAAGTGGTTTTGACGCTTCTAAATTTAGGACTAACCGATTAGATTGGGGTAGTTACATGGGCGAGTTGATTGATAGAGCTGGTGTGTTAGGGCCCTTTGGATTGCTCATTCCTATGTATGAATCACAAAAATATGGAGATTTCTTTATTGGACCGGCTCTTGGACCTAGTGCTGAAAGGATTGAAGATTTATTATTGGATGGGGAAATTAAACAAAATATCCCTGTTTTTGGAACACTTATTTAACTATAATGAGGTAAATTATGGCTTATTCATCAACAATTAAATTAGTAGTAGGTGACACTCTACCTGAGTTAAACTTTACTTTAAAAGACAGTAATACTGCAGCTGCTGGTAAAACGCTGGACGCCGATGACAGTACAACATGGGCAGCAGTAAATTTAACTAGCAGCACCGTACGTTTTAGAATACGTGCAGTGGGATCTACTTCTGTGTTAAGTACAATTACTGGTACGGTTACGAGTGCTGCAAACGGACAGGTGACTGTGGCTTTTCCAAGTGGTACTTGGACAACTTCAGGTACATTTGAAGGTGAAATAGAACACACTACCAGTAGTGGTGGGATCCAAACTGTACAAGATTTAGTTAAGTTTCAAGTGCGCGATGATTTTGATTAATGGCACTTCGAGCAATAGTATCAAATAATAATCTACACGTTATTGTAGATACTGACTCGTTAGAGCCAGTTACTGTATTCGCAGATATAAAATCTTTAACTAACTTTATTGATTTAGAGTATGGTATAGATTTTCTTAAGTTAGAATCAGTAGATATTGTTCTTGATGCAGACTCTAAAAACTTATTCTTTACACCTTTATACCAAGCAGACCAAGTACAGAATATAACCATTACAGAGTCTTTAGCCAATGCTATTGCTAAAACTGTAGCTGCCGATACTGCTTCAATACAAGAATCAGCTGCTTTAACTATGGGCAGGTCTGCCTCAGATACTTTTAGTGTAACTGAAAGTATTGTAACACTACTAATTTTTGAACGTACGTTTTCGGATACAACTAGTATAGCAGAGAGTTATGTTGCTAACTTTGGTAAAAATCCGTCAGATTCGGCGAACGTCGGAGAATCGTATGCTAGTTTATTTGGTAAAGCAGCTTCTGACACAACAACCATTTCTGAAAGTTCTGATGTAGTACCAAACAAAACTTTAGGCAGTCCACCAAGTGCAGGCACAACAGTAACTTATACAGTAACTGTAGCCGCTGCTACTAGTGGGGGTGGTAATAGATTTTATATAAATGGTGCTGAAAATCCTACGATAGATTTTGAAGCTGCAACTTTTTTTACCGGAGCAACCTATAGGTTTGATCAATCACACTCATCTAATGCAACTCACCCTTTAAAGTTTTCTGAAACTTCAGATGGTACGCATAATAGTGGTAGTGCACAGAGCGCGGACCCTAATGTAACGTACAACGGTACTCCGGGGCAGGTTGGTGCTTATACTGAAATAGAGTTTGCTCCGTTTGCTGGGGTTTCAGCTTTACATTATTACTGCCAAAACCACAGTGGTATGGGTAATAAAGTAAACCTTATAGCGCCCATGCGTGTAGAAATATCTGAGTCACTAGCTAAAGTGTCTGCTTTTGCACGTGCTTTTACAGATGCAGCAAGTTTAGATGATACTGCAAGTGCGAGTGATGATTTAGCCACACAATCAGGTATAAATAAAAGTAATATAGTTTCCGTAGCAGAAAGTTTAAATGTAAGTGCTTTTGGCAAACCTTTAACTGATACTGCAACTATTAACGAAAGTATAAATATAAATGGCTCAAATCAGTTTAGTGAGTCTCCTACGGTATCTGATTCACCAAGTCTTGGTTTTGCCCCTGCGACTATAGCAAATAGTGTTTCAGTATCAGAATCAATTGATGTACAATTGATAGCGGGTAGTACTTCTGGAGCTCTGCTTAATAAGTCTGCCTTAAATACGTATTCAATTAACTCTTAAGAGGTTTTTATGTCAAATATAAATGACGCATTAAAAATGAAAGGACGTCTACAAATACATTTGAACGACGAACTTGTACAAGAAGTTGACAACTTAGTTGTTACTGCTGGTAAAGGTTACGTCGCTTCTCGTATAAAAGACGCTAGTGCAACTGCTATGTCACACATGGCTATTGGATCTGGAAGTACTGCCGCTGCTGCGAGTGATACTGCCTTAGGTTCACAGTTAGGTAGAGTAGCTCTTACTAGTACAAACGTTTCTGCTGCTGTAGTTACTTATGTAGCTAGCTTTGCGGCTGGAACTGGTACTGGTGCTGTAACCGAAGCTGGTATTTTAAATGCTAGTTCTGGTGGCACTATGCTATGTAGAACAGTTTTTTCCGTTGTAAACAAAGGTGCATCAGACAGTATGACAGTCACTTGGACAGTGACAGTTAGTTAAACTAAGGAGGTCTTACTGTGGGCTTGCTTTTTAAAAACAATGCCGAAACTACTTTATCGAGTGGGATAAACGACGCTGTTACAACAGTCCCTGTAACATCTGCAGCTGTTTTTCCCACGCCTGATGCTAATAATGTTTTCTTTGCCACTCTCGATGATGGCACTAATGTAGAAACTGTATTGGTCACAGCCATATCAAGCAATGATTTAACTGTTGTAAGAGCTCAAGACAATACTTCGGCTGCTGCTTTTGGTAGTGGTGCAAAAATAGAACTTAGATTAAACGCTAAAGTACTCGACATGGGTACTGCTAGTCTTACTGATTTAGATGGTGATACTAAAATTGAAGTAGAGGCAACCGCAGATTCTGACACTATTGCTCTTACTTCTAACAGTGGTGATTTTAGTTTTACTAACTCGTCTAACACAATTGCAGTTATTAAAACCACCAATAATGATTTCATTATTCAAAACAATTTAAATGATAAAGACTTCATCTTAAAAGGTTATGACTCTGATGGTGGTGGGTTAAAAACAGGTTTAACTATTGATTACTCTGATGGAGCTACAGCAATCTTCGGTGGAAAAATTCAAGCAAATGATGCTATAAAATTTAATTCAAATACAGGTACTCCAGAGTTTCAATTTTTAGGTTCTGGAACAGAGACAGGAGTAATAAATTTAGGGAGTAGTAATTTTACTATTGAGTCTAAAGTTTCTGATAAAGATATTATATTTAAAGGTGTGGATGGAGGCTCTGATATTACTGCTCTTACTCTAGATATGTCAGATAATGGTAATGCTATTTTTAATGGAACAGTAAATGCAGGTTTAAAATTTATTGTTAATGCTTGGAATGCAGATGCTGGAGGACGAAATAGATTTTATTTTGCTAATGGTGCTACTACTTATTTTGGAACTGGAAGTACCTATGCTTTTAGAAATGCTAGTGATGTTGATGTTTTTATTGTTGATGGTTCTGGTAATGGTTATTTTGACGGAAATGTTACAGCTTATTACTCAGATGAAAGATTAAAAGATAAACAGGGCAAAATAGAAAATGCTTTAGATAAAGTAGGACAAATTGAAACTTTTTATTTTACAGAAAATGAACTCGCAAAATCTTTAGGACAGACAGAAGATAAAAAACAAGTAGGTGTATCTGCACAATCTGTTAAAGAAGTATTACCAGAAATAGTAGACTTAGCTCCTTTTGATACAGACGTAGAAACAGGCGAATCTAAATCTGGCGAAGATTACATGACTGTTGATTATGCAAAATTAACTCCATTACTAATTGAAGCTATCAAAGAATTAGAAGCCAGAGTAAAAGAATTAGAGGATAAATAATGGCTATATCAGCTTCAGGTTCAGTAGCATTAAGTACAATACAAGCTGAGTGGGGCGGTGGTAATCCTATATCCATGAGCGAATATTACTCAGGAAGCTTACAATCCGACTCTTTATCAAACGCTACAACTCCTACTATTGCAAGTCATAGTTCCTCCGTAGTTACACCTGCTACTAAACTAATTGGTGCTTACACTACTAGTTACTACAATAATGGTTGGAGCAATTCGAACATAAATAATGGCTCTAATCAACCTGCTTTAGGTTCTAATTCCGCAGGTACATCTAAAATTTCAGGAACAGATAAAACGGGTAACGCAGGGGCTGTACCTTCTTCTGGAACCATACAACTTAACCATTTTAGAGGCACAGCAAAAGGTACAACAACAAGTTATACCTGCTACGGTTGGATAAATCGTTCTGTAACAGGGTTAGTACCGGGCTATCAAATGCGACTTTATATGGCAGGTCATTGGGGTTCGAACAATGAAAGCAGTTGGTCAGGAGTACCTTTTAGGTGGATAGACACCACCGCAGAAGGCAACATGCCGGCAACTAGATGGTATGGCTCAGATGGACAGTCAAACAATGGAGCCAATAATGGTAAGTTTACCCAAGTTCTTACTAGTTATCCTAATATTGGTAATGTAACTAGGTTTACTTGGATAACACCGAATTCTAATTACTCAGGTTTTAGTGGCACTGTAACCATGACTTTTCAATTTTAATGAATGAAACCAGAAGATATACAGGTTTATTATGGAATGATTGAAGAAGTTGAGTACGCTCATACATATTGGAATAGCCTTAAAGTTAGTGTAAGAAAAGAAGATAAAACAGAACAACAAATACAAGAAGAACTTATGGAAAGAATAGTAAGTGAAGAATATCAAGAACTAAATAGACGTACAAGAAACCCACCAGCAATGGATAGTGAGGAAATATAATGGCAAGTGAACATGATTTAGAAAGTACCTTAGACGGTATGTTTGATTTTGTAGGTGTACCGGGTACTCCACAACACACTATAGATAATCAATTTCAGCTTTCAATTTTAGTTGGAAATAAAGGAGATAAAATAGGTCGCAGAAGTTTAAAGGGTCTTAATAGTGATTTTATGGACCATCATCCAGAGTCAAACAAATTAATAAAATCAATGCACTGTTGGTTTTATTGTTCTGGAGCCTTTAAAAGTTATTCCGATTTAAAAGGTCAAGGTATTACTTTAGAGGATAAAAAAGTTTATTTTGGTCTGCAACCTCCAACGCATCCTGAAACAGTAAATATGGTAGACAACTTCCCATTACCAGACTTACCAGACGCTGTTTCTGATGAAGCTTTAGAAGCATGTGAAGAGATGTATGCAAGTTTTTATTGGAAAGACCAAGAAACACCTGAGTGGACAAAGTCAATTATGGAGTATGAATGGAAAATAGACCATAGTTATCTTGAAGCTATAGAAGATAATACAATATTTATTTGTTTTTTACCTTTAGAGTCAAGGTGGAGAGCAGGTTGGGAAGTAGAGCAACTTATATTACATCCGGGAGAAATGAAACCTACCGATAGAAAAGGACAACTGTGTTATTTATTTACTTGTGGTGATCTCGAAGTTATTGATTCAGATAATAACATCACACATTATTTTAAATCGTGGGAGTGTAAAAAACTTACTAAAGAACATTATTTAGTAAAAAACATAGGTAAGGAAAAAACTAAAATAATTAGGTTTTATAAAAAATAAATGTTTGAAAAAATTAAATACGAATTTAATCTAATTAAAAGATGGTCTGCAGCAGCAGAAGCTAATGAATTAAACAATGAGGGAGAAATTGATTTAGTTTTAGAAATTATGTATCACTTCGATAGTAAGTCTAATAAAAGACTTTTAAAAAAGTTTGAAAAACTAGACTATGCAAAAACATTTTTTGAACAAGAAACTTTAAGAGATGTTGTTTTGAAAGGTAAATTTTTAAGGGGAACTTTAGGTGCTGCTTTAAAAGACTTTTGGAGTCAACCAAACTATAGCAAAGACTTAGTAGGAGATGGACTTAAAGCAGCAAAAAAACGCGATAAAAAATATAATGTCACCGAAAAAGAAAAGAAATTTTGGTCCGGCATATTTATGGAGCATGATTTAATACATTTTTTCTTTCACATAGACACTACTACTGTAGGAGAGTTATCTAATTTAGGTTTTACTTGTGCTAAAAGTTTTCGTAAAAGTTTCTTTTTAATACTGTTTTTTTCTGCTATTACTACTCTGTTTGATTATATTAAGAATCCAATCGGCTTACTTATATTAAGATGGAATGTTAGAAAAGTGCATTCTATTAAATTTAATTTACTTTCAATTTGGAAAATAATGTGGAAAGCATATTGGGTTGGTAAGAGAAAGCCTTGGTTATTATCAATAGATTGGCACATGAGGCTTAATGAGCCCTTACACTTAGTTGAAAAAGAATTAGGTTTTATGTCAGGTGTTGATTTTGGTTACTACCATAAAGTAGAAAAAGAAATAGAAAAAGTTAAATGGTGGTTAAAGTATGGTAAAAAAGGACCTCAAGAACAAAAACAATTACTACACGCTTTAGTATTAAATCGAGGTAAAATCTTTTAAAGGTGATTTGGCAATCGACAATAGATTTAACAAACGAAGAAAGAACTCAACTAAATACTTTTGCTAGACAACATCAAGGTTCTTCAGAAGAAGCAGTTGCTAATGTTTTAAGACAGTTTCCATCTGTTTTAGAAAAAGTAAATAAGTTACTTAATACTTATTTACCAAAAAAATATAAAAAATATTTAGTGCAGTCTTGGTCGATAAATGTCGCTAAAGATACTGTCGTCCCCTGTAATCCACATAACCATGGGTACTCTCATTTTAATTTTATATTTTATACTGAGAGTAATGGTGAAAACTCTTTAGTGCTTAGGGATGCAAATAACTTAGAATTTAAATTAAAACTAAAGACAAATGACTTTATAATACTACCGCCGCAACAAATTCATATGATAGAAATGGGAAAAATTGTAGCAGATAGAATATCTTTTGTAGGAGACGTTATACTTACAGAAGTAGAGTATAAAAGCAGTATGTTTTTACCTCCTATGAATATTTGGCAGGAATTAGAGTAAAATAGAGAACTATGTGGAAATATTTTAGCGAAGACGAACTCAAGTGTAAGCACACAGGTATCTGTGGCATGGACCCAAAGTTCATGGAAACTCTTGAAAAAATACGTGAAGAAGTAGGAATTCCGTTTATAATAACAAGTGCCTATAGAGATCCAACGCATCCTATAGAAGCAAGGAAATCACAACCAGGAGCTCACGCAAGTGGCAAGGCTGTAGATATACTTATACGAGGCGCGGACGCCTTAAAGTGTATAGAAGTAGCGTTAAAACACGGTATAACCGGGCTTGGTGTGAAGCAACATGGCGACTCTAGATTTATACATCTAGATACTTTAGAAGCTACTAGCACCAGACCAAGGCCTTGGGTTTGGAGTTATGAGTGATTCGCAAGATCAAAGACTAGAAAAGATAGAAGAAAAATTAGACCGACTAGCGGATGCAGTCGTGTCTATTGCTCGTATTGAAGAACGAGTAGCTACCGTATTAAGGCAGAACGATAGGTTTTTTATTAGAATGGATAAGATAGAACAACGTTTAGAAGACGTAGAATCACAATCTGATGTCAATTCTAATACAGGACGATTCATAGAGAGATTTATGTGGATTGTTGTAGCCGCAGGAATAGGATTATTAGTATATTTTTTACGCACATAGGAGGTATTTATGGCGGATCCAATAACAAACTCAGTAGTAGGTATAGCAGGTAACATATTAAATAAATTTGTTGCTGACAAAAACCTAAAAATGAAACTTGAGCATGAACTCAAGACACAATTACAAACAGCTAATCTTTCACAGATTGAAGTAAATAAGATAGAAGCAGCCAGTAAAAACTGGTTTGTTGCTGGTTGGCGTCCGTCTGTAGGTTGGGGTTGCTCAGTCGCAATGATGGTACATTTTATAATCCTACCTGTTGGTGAGTGGATTGCTGCGCTAGCTGGTGTACAAGTAGATATGCCAGAGTTCGATTTTACTCAATTATCTACCATACTTATGGCTATGCTCGGAATGGCAGGCCTTAGAACTTTTGAAAAACAAAAGAAAGTAGCTAGAGGAGACGACTAGTATATGGCTTATTTTAAGCTAATAAATTTTAGTGGTATTGCACCACAAGTTTCACCTAGATTATTAGGTGAAGGCTTAGGCCAAACTGCAAACAATACAGACCTGGATCGTGGTGTATTGACACCAATCACTAGCAACAGCACAGTAGCCACCTTAAATGCACAAGCTAGAGCTGGTTTATATAGGTACGAATTTGGTGGTGCTGTTTATAATTTAGAGTTTACTAATGCAGTTAATGTACAACCGGGCCCCATAGCAGATGATGCTTTTGATCGTTTGTATTGGAGTGGTGCTGGGTTTCCACAAATGGGTAGTTCTACACAACTACTTGCTTCTGGTTCTGGTGCATATCCAAGAAGTTTTTTTAGATTAGGCATACCTGCGCCAGCTAACGCGGCAAGTACAAGTATAACTTCCGGTAGTGATGATGGCACACAAACGCAATACAGCACCTCTTATGTATATACCTTTGTATCTGCATTTGGTGAAGAAGGCCCACCATCACCGGCATCTACGGTACTAACAAAAGTGGATGGACAAACCGTAACTGTTGCGGGTATGGATACTGCTACTTCTAAGAGCAATACTAATTTAGCTAATAAACGTATCTATCGTTCTAATACTGGTTCTAACACTACTAATTTTCAATTTGTAAAAGAAGTATCTTTAGCTACAGCAAGTACAACCGATAACCTAAACAACGACGCTTTGGCTGAGATAATTCCTTCTACTTTTCATATAGCACCACCAGATGATGATAGTAGCACCTATCCTAATGGTCAAATGTTAGGTTTAACTGCTATGGCAAATGGTATTTTTGCTGGGTTTAGTGGTAAAAGAATTTGTTTTTCAGAACCATTTTTACCACATGCTTGGCCAGTAGCCTATCGTATAACACTCGAAGAAGAGATAGTTAGTATTGCTATGGCGGGGCAAGTACTATTTATTGCTACTAAAGGTACACCATACATAGCCGCAGGTACAGACCCACAATCTATGAGCGTGGTACGTATGGAAGCAGCACAAGCCTGTTTAAATAAAGAGTCACTTGTAGATATGGGTGACTTAGCTATTTATGCTTCTCCTGATGGCTTAGTAGGTGCTTCGGGCAGCGATATTGCAATATTAACTCAAGGGTTGATAACTCCTAAACAATGGCAGGCTCAGTTCTACCCCTCTACAATTAAAGGTTTTTTATGGCAAGGTAAGTATGTAGGGCAATATTATACGGGTTCTGCCTATGGTGCTTTTATGTTTGACCCACGTGGCGGTAAAAACGCTTTTACTACTATTAGTTCATTAGCAACAGGACATGCACAGGGTGGTTTTACTGACCCTGATGATAATGAGCTATACCTCATTGATTATGATTCTGGTGGTGGTAATGCTCAAGTAGAACTTTTTCAAGGTAGTACTACTAATACTACACAAACATTTAAAACTTCACAGTTTGTCTTACCTAAACCTACTAGTATGAACTTTGTAAAAGTAGAAGCCGAAGCATACTCTGGTTCTGGTATTACAGTAAAAGTATTTGGTGATGGTACAGAAATATTTGACGCTACAATTACAGCCTCTGGATCCGTGTTTAGTGCAGCAGGTTCTGCTCCTACCTCCTTTAGTGCAACAACAATTATGGAACCAATTTTAAGATTACCTACTGGGGTGCATAAAGTATATGAAGTAGAAGTATCAGGTGCGCATACTATAAATGAAGTATGTATTGGAGAGTCAATAGATGAACTAAGGGCTATCTAATGGCTACTGGTAAAACTAAACTACCCTCGATACCACCTATTCCGTCTAATACTGACCCACAGTTAAAAACGTATTTAAGTGCTATTGACGAAGCATTAAAGGTACGTTTAGGCACACTTGGAGACCCGAAGGATAGAGCTATAACAGTACGAGAGCTTATTGATTCCGGACTAGCAGAAAATTTTAAAGAGAACCCTTTTGATCCAAATGCGGGCACACCAGAAAATACTTTTATACCTACAGAAAGAGTTGATGTCACAATACCACCAGATGTTACTGGATTTTCAGGCGCTGGTGCGTTTCAAAAAATTATTCTTTCTTGGGATTTAGCACAATTTGGTAATTTTGCTTTTACTGAAGTATGGCGTCATACAAGTAATAACATCGGTAGTGCTACTCGTATTGATACTACTCGAGCTCAAGTGTATGCAGATACCGTAGATGTAGATTCAGATTTTTATTATTGGGTTAGGCATGTATCTACTTCTAATATTCTTGGTCAGTTTACTAATGGTATTAATGTAACTACTTCTAAAATTTCAAATTCAAATGTTACTGACTTTATTACTACTGGTGCTTTGACTGCAGCACAAATAGCTACCGGTACTATTACTGCAGCTTCTGGTGTTATTGCTGACGCAGCTATAACTAATGCCAAAATAGCTAATGCTGCAATAACTGACGCAAAAGTAAGTACTTTAAGTGCAGCAAAAATTACTACAGGTAATTTAGACGTAGATAGAATACAAAGTGGTTCTTTGGTAGTTTTTGACAAAGCTACAGGTAATAGTTTAGGTGCAATAGGTTCTGACATTTCAACCTCAGTGGGTAATTCAAGTTCTGCAATGACAGGGGTTTCTTATGGCGTGAGTTTTAATCAAAGTTTAATGTTTGATGCAACTTTTGGTGCAGCCACACCTTTTCATAGAGACGGTACATCTACTTATAACTCTGGTAGTCTTCCTAATACTTTGACTGAACTTGCGTCGGTTACAGTACTTGTACCCACTTCTAGTATTGTGTTAAATGCAAGGATGACAGGGAGATTTTTTGGTGCAGACGGGAACCATGCCTCTTGTGCAATTGTAGGTGGTGTTGCAGAACATTCTGCTTCTAATAATGCTCCTGCTGTAACGGATTCTTCGTATGGACAATTTTTTAATCATTATAAACAAGTCAACACAAGGGGTGTTGCTGTTGCTAATAAAAACCTATCCTTTGCAAAAAGTACAACATCAGGTAAATATTACACTTTTAAAGTTTTTTGTTTCATGCACGATGTTTTTGTTTATGGTACAAGTAGTCCTGGTGGAAGTGCGGAAGCTGATATTTTAGTAGTAGCGTTATTTAAATAGATATGGAAATTTTAATTACTTACAATTCTGATGGAGAAATTATAACAAGCAATGTTGTGGATGAAGCAACAAAAGTAGAGATACAAAGAGAGGCCTCTGCTAATGGTAATCACACTTTAGTGCATGATATAAGTCCACGTCCTTTTGACAAAGTAATTGATGGCAAGGTAGTTAATGTGCCACCTGCGATACCAACACGTCCCACTCTTGATATGTTAAGAGAAGAAAGAGATAGACTTTTGTTAGAATCCGATTATACACAAATGTCTGATTCGCCTTTGTCAGATAGCAAGAAAGCAGAATGGGCTACTTATAGAACACAATTAAGAAACTTACCAAGTAACTATGATAATGATGATGATATTATTAATGTTACTTGGCCTACAAAACCATCATGATTTTGTACACAGAAGAACAATTGGAAATAGCATATACTGAGTATAGAATGGTGCACATGAGAAACAACGTACCATTTCTTACAAAAGAAGACTTTAGAGGTTTTTTTGAATTTCTTATGGAGAATACTACATTAGATTATGTATGATATGACTATGTTTGAAATTACACTAAACGAGTTTTATGTTGAATTTATAGGGTTTGTACTAACTTTATTAGTTGGTTTAGCTCTTAAAGATTGGGCAGTAGGTTTTGTAAAAGGCGCTACTTTTCGTTTGACGTCTTCATTTAAAGAAGGTGATAAAGTAATTTTAGAGGGAGACACTGCACTTATTATAAAAGTAGGGTTTTCACAAACAGTATTTGGTGTATACAATGATGATGGTTATACGTGGCGTTACATATCAAATCAAAAG